CAAGTTGAACATTTTAAACATCAAGACTACGTATTCAGTGGTCACTTTCACAAACGACAAAGCAGAGGTAAGGTGCATTATATCGGTAATGCATTTCCACATAACTTTGCCGATACTTGGGATGATGATCGAGGAATGATGATTTTAGAATGGGGCAGCGATCCTCAATATATCAATTGGCCAAACTGTCCAAAATATCGTACATTGAAGTTGAGTGAATTGATTGATAATCAAGACACAATCATGAAAACTAAAATGTATCTAAGAGTAAATCTCGATATTGATATCAGTTTTGAAGAAGCAAATTTTATCAAAGACAAATTCATGTCCGATCATGACATTAGAGAAATCAGTTTAATTCAAGAAAAAAATAATCTAGAAGGAAATACTGATAGCAATAATGAGCAATTATTTGAAAGCGTGGATCAAATTGTCAGCGAACAACTTTTGAATATAGAATCAGAACAATTTGATAAGAAAATTCTTTTAGAGATTTACAATAACTTATGAAGATTAATAGTATCACCGTGAAAAATTTCCTAAGCGTAGGAAATCAAACTCAGGCTGTAGATTTTGATCAAGAAAATTTAACCTTGGTGTTGGGATCAAACTTAGATCTCGGCGGCGATGATTCTGGTAGCAGAAACGGTACTGGAAAAACTACTATTGTTAATGCACTAAGTTATGCTCTATATGGTCAGGCATTAACAAATATTAAAAAAGAAAACTTAATTAATAAGACCAATGGAAAAAATATGTTGGTCACTGTTGAGTTTGAAAAAAATAATATTCAATATAGAATTGAACGTGGACGTAAACCCAATATATTAAAATTCTATGTGAATAATCAAGAACAAAAAACTGAAGATCACGGCGAAGATGACAGTCAAGGTGATAGCAGAGAAACACAAAAAAGCATAGAACAACTACTAGAAATGAGTCATACAATGTTCAAACACTTGTTGGCCTTGAACACGTATACTGAACCATTTCTTGCTATGCGAGCAGCAGATCAACGAGAAGTCATTGAACAATTACTTGGTATAACCCTGTTATCTGAAAAGGCAGAACAATTAAAATCTTCTATCAAAGAAAATAAAGATCTCATTCAAACCGAAAATGTCAGAATCGAGACAATTAAAGTCACAAATGAAAATGTTCAAAAAAGCATTAATAGTCTAATATTAAAAAGTAATGCTTGGGAAACTAAACATAATGAAGAATTAGAAAGCATCGGACGGGCTATTATTAATTTAGAAAATGTCAATATCGAAGAAGAATTGACCGCACACACAAATCTAAAAATCTGGGAAGAAAACGATAAGAAATTAAAAGAACTCAATAAACAACGTGCTACTCTTGAAACCGCAGTTATCCAAGCAGCCAAGACTGTGGAAAAATATACTAAAGAAGTTAGCAGATTACGAGATAAAAAATGCCCGGCATGCGAACAAGGTCTTAATCATCACAAACATTCAGAAATGATCGCCGAGGCTGAAAAGAATCTCGAAGATTCCAATGTCTATGCAAGAAAAGTTGTAGATGATCTTGGTCATACAAACAATGAAATTGCCGCAATTGGCGATCAACTTCGTAAACCTATTACATTTTACGAAACTGAAGCCGAAGCATTGGGACATAAAAATAATCTTGATCAACTTGAAAGAAATTTAACCAGTAAGGTCGAAGAACAAAATCCTTATCAAGAACAAATTGAAGAATTAAAAAATACTGCTATTCAAGAAATTTCATGGACCAAGATCAATGAATTGACCAAATTAAAAGATCATCAAGAATTCTTATTGAAACTATTGACCAATAAAGACAGTTTCATTCGTAAAAAAATCATTGACCAAAACTTAAACTACTTAAATAAAAGACTAAGTTATTATATCGATAAACTGGGATTACCCCATAAGGTAATTTTCCAAAATGATCTCACCGTTGAAATTACTCAACTAGGTCAAGATTTAGATTTTGATAATCTGAGTAGAGGTGAACGTAATCGATTAATTCTTAGTATGAGTTTTGCCTTTAGAGATGTTTGGGAAGGACTATATCAAAGCATTAATTTATTGTTTATTGATGAATTAATTGATGCAGGTATGGATTCGGCAGGTGTTGAAAATGCACTTGCGGTCTTGAAAAAAATGGCACGTGAACGTGGGAAGAATATATACTTAATAAGTCACAAAGACGAATTAGTAGGTAGAGTTAACAATGTTCTACGTGTAATTAAAGAAAATGGATTTACTTCTTATTCTAACAGTTTAGATTATGTCCAATAATATTAGTAATGTAGAACTTGAGAAATTTAAAGAATTATATAAAGAGTATATCAAATTTGTTGCTGAGTTTCATAATACTCAAGTACAATTTATAAATGGTGATGGATTTCATAGTTCAATTGCTATAGTTGGACCTATTCGAGAAATGCGTTTAATTTTAAAAGAATTAAGAAAACAAGCAATAAAAGTTAGACACGAAAGATTTAGAAATAAAAAATTAATGGAGCCTAAACGAGGGCGTAAACCCTACAATAAGGCTGCTGAATGGGAGAGAAAAAGATGGCTGATACCACCGGACAAATTATGACCGCTATTGAAAATTGGCGTGTCGAAGATGAAAAATTTATGAAGGGCAATAATGCTGCTGGTACTAGAGCACGTAAAGCCTTAGCAGAATTATCAAAATTAATCAAGGCTCGTAGAAACGAAATCACTGAGATTAAAAATAGTCGTAAAGAAGAAAAAGCCGCTGCTAAATGATTGATGAAAAAACAATAAAACGTTTAGAACAACGTATTGAAAAACTTGAGCAGAAATTATCAGATCAATCTAGAATTGTTCAATCTCTGCAAAGAGAAATCAATCGCCATCAAAGAGAAAATGGTAGACTACACAATGATATCAGTCGTTTAGAAGGTGCTATTAGACGTATCAAATGACCTGGTTGTATCAAGGCAATATCATTACTAGTTTACCAGATGATTGCATCGGTTTTGTTTATATCATCACCAATAAAATTTCTGGCAAAAAATACATAGGCAAAAAATTAGCAAAGTTCAGTAAAACCTCATATAAAACAATTAAATTGAAAAACGGCAACAAAAAACGCAAACGAATCAAATCTAAAATAGACTCAGACTGGCAAACTTATTATGGCTCAAACGACAAACTTAATGAAGATGTAAAAAACTTAGGCACAGACAAATTCACAAGAGAAATCATTCAATTCTGTAAATCAAAATCACAATGTTCATATATAGAAGCAAAATTGCAATTTGAATATCGAGTATTAGAAAGCGATGATTTTTATAATGGTCATATTCAAGTTCGCGTCCATGGCTCACATATCAAAAATAAAATTTAACTAACACCCAAGGTTAGCGGGCCAGATTGTAATACCGCTGTGGAAAAACCGGCATAAGAAACCGGACACGTAACATATTGAAGCACTCCCCTAGGTAGATCCTAGTATCCTGAAAAACGGAAGTGAGTCTGAGAGTAGAACCCTATGCTCGACGCTTTGATATAGTATGAATGTTAGCATACGAAAAACCGTGCTATAAAAACTTGAACACATAGGAACGAGGTTCAAGGCGTAGAATCGCTGTCGATGTAGGTGGGGAAAGGTCAGAGCCCATTAGCAAACGGTAAAATACCTACTTCCAATGTCTTGGCCGAGCGCAACTCGCATGAAAAAGACTAGATGGGACCTGTAAAAGGTTCCGTCTGACCTCAACAATCTGCATGAATATAAAAACAAATAATAACTAAAAATTGCTTCAAGCGATAGCGTAGAAGCAAACGAACGTAGTTCGTTTATAAATAAATACAATCATTGGAAAGATCATGAAATTAGAAAATCTTATCTTAGAACAACATCTTAATTCAGGTAAAGTTTTAGTTGAATCAGTATGTCAAGGACTAACTGAGGATCAATCAAGAATTGTAAGAGGGATTTACAAAACCTACTTGCCCTTGATTGAAGCAAGTTTGACACAGGATCAAATAAATCAAATTTTTGCCTGAGTTGAACAACAGGCCACAGCGGCTGGTGGTAATAGAACAGGCCTAGGTAAAGCCGCAGATGTAGCCAAACTTCCAGTTCAAGCAGTTAAAAAGGTTAATGATATTATCAATCAAGCAGGTAAATGGGTTCAAGATACAAAACCAGTTCAAGCCTTTGATCAAAAATTTGAAGATCTAAAAGGAAAAATTGCAGCAAAATTCCCAAATCTTGCAAAAAATTTAGCGCAAGCAGGCGAATGGGCCAAGGCAAATCCAGGAAAAACAGCAGTAATTATTGGGGTATTAACAGCGGTAGCATCATTAGCAGGTGGGCCAGTCGGAGGTGCAATTGCGGGTCAAGTATTAAGAGGCACTGCTGAATTAATGAAAGGTGAAAAACTTTCAACAGCAATTGGTAAAGGTGTTAAAACTGCTGCACTAGGCTATATTACGGGCCAAGCATTTAAAATGTTAGGGGATTGGATATCAGGTTTCCGTGAAAAAATGATTCCGTTCGGTCCTGAAAATGCTGGTTTAACAAGAGTAAGTTGGGATGCACAAAAAACACTTTCTGCTCCTGGGTGGGAATGGACTAGAACTACTCGAGGATTTGAGGCTTTAGTAACTAAAAGTGATGCTGAAGCGATTAGACAAGCAATGATAGGAATTAAATCTGGAGATTCATATTCGTTTGATGCTTTATATGCAATAGGAAGAGAAGTTAAATCTAAAGATTATGGCCAAATGATGGACGGGATGGTTAAAGGTGCATGG